TGCAAAGTTATCTACTACAGACAGGTCAGTATACTGTGTATTAGACTTCATTGCAAAGTTATCTACTACAGACAGGTCAGTATACTGTGTAAAACTAGTAGTTACGACACTACTATATTCTGCACTTGTTACTAATAGTTTGTCGAATAATGTTTTTACCGCTTTACCTTCGTGACTTGAGGCTACTATCTTTAATGGTTTTGTGATTATACTTTTATTTAAGTTATTTACGGTTATACGGACTTTGCGGAACACTACTCCTACATTATAAGCTGACTCTCCGACTGTTATACTAGATAGACTACTGTTATAGTATGGCGATAGCCCTGATGCTATAAATAACGATGAGTATATAGTCGTAAATAGTTTTTCTATTCTATGAATAGTTGGATCTGAAGAACTGTCAGCTATTTTAGATAGAGCGTCATCGACATAAGGCTCTAACATTCTAGTTGTAACATTCCAATCAGAAGTTACGGCATGTGCTGTTCCAACTATTACAGAATATGTTGTTTTAGTAACCATTGGGAAGAATGTTAATATTTTTATAGCTACGGTGTCTCCAAGTTGAACTGTTCCTACTTGTGTGACACTATCCACATAAGTATTAACTTCAATGCCGTTTATTATTAATATTCCTTCTGTTAAGAAGATAGGTAGTATAACCCCAAGAGGTATACCACTTATCGTTTCAGTATTTGACGTATACTCTACATAAGGAAGGTCAGCATTGTACACATCTATGAAATGTAACGGATCAATTTCAACGTCATCTATAGTCCTAACCTTCCACCATAGCTTAGAGCTTTGGTTATGGTCACAAGTAGACTCTAAATTTAATGTTAAAATATGATCTAATGAATTGTTAGGGAGTGTTCTTATTTCCAGGTAAATACTGTAAGTGACTCCTGCTGTTAAATGTGCGTATGTTATTTCAGTACTATTAACATATAAAACAGACCTAAAAGCGTTATTCAAATAAATTTTAGTATTTACAACAGGTGTGTAAGTTACTGTATTAGATTGAACAACAGTTAATAGTTCAATTTGGTAGAGGTCGATAAAGTTAATAGGATTATCTACACACTGTACAGGGATTTCTTGTTTAGTTTTTATTAAGTATGGTGACTTATATGACCCTATAACAACTAAAGCATAAACATCTGTAGTATATGATGCGCTTGAAATTAAGTTTAATTGTATTGTATCACCGTGTTTTACATTAACATCGTTACTCTGCTCAACTATACCATTTATTAGCAATTCACCGACTGTATCCCCAATATAATACACAACGAGTCTTTCTGTATATAAAAGATCTGTAGTTGTAATGTCACTTGAAAATTCTATAGTCTCTATATTAGATGTATAGTTAGTACTTAAGTCTGCGTCATAAACAGGACTGAACACTAAACCATCATAAATATAAGATCGTTTTAAAGTTATTGCTGAAAAATCTAATAAGTAACCATTAAAGGCAACATGCGCGACGGTTTCTTTTTCGTAGTTAATGTCTGTTTTAACTAGAAGGCTAATAAAGTCTCCGTTTTGTATACTCACAAACCTATCTGTGGTAATAACTCCATTTTTAATTAGAAATATAGTCGATGAATCTGGCTGCAATACAATTTTACTACCAGTAGGCGCTGATAGTATTTCAATAGCATTGGACTCTACATATGTGTCTATATCGCAGTCGATTACATCTATAAAGTCTGTTGGGTAGTACAGTAGAGAAAAAGACAAATCTCCATATAAATCCCCGTACAACGAGTACATATAAAAAGTATTTGACTCAAGCTCGCGGCTAAACCCAATAGGAGTCTTATTTGGCCTAAATACAGTTACTTCTAAATTTGTTACATTTATTGCAAAAAAGTGATGACCAAAATAATCAGCTACAAGAACTTGGTTGGAATCCTGATCATAAGCTAAGTCTACAGGAACGACGGTTAACCCATAAGGCTGTAGGTTAATAGAGTCAACTTCTGTATAACTATTGTCGTATACGGCTATAGATTGTTTGCTAGATAGCGATACCCATATTTTTGAATAATTTTCTATGTATGTTATACCTGATGGATAACCATCAGAAACTATAGTATTTTTTATAGTAAATGTTGTCTTATCTATAACATATATATTGGAATTTTTGTAACCAGTTACCCAAATTTCATTACTATTCTTAACATCACAAAGTGAATGTACTTTGTCGTTTAAAATAATAGTCTGTACTAAGCGTAAAGGTTGAATAAGGTCGGCTAAATCACACTCAACAACATAAACATGTCCCAAAGTAAACCCAGTTACATATATTTGTTGTGTATCCTCATCTATAATAAGGTCAAACCCACCAGAGAGTAAATTTAATGTAAAGTACTCAATATAGCAATAAGTTGTGCAGGATTCACCAGAAGAATACGATACTTTAGGGTTATCGGTATCCGGTTTATAAATAGTTAGACCAGTAAAGTATCCAGATGTTATAAAACAATATGGTACAGTAATGTCTAAGCTTAACGACTGTTGTAAATATTGTGCTCTGTATGGTTTGTCGTTTGTTTGAACAACCTCTACCACTCTTTGGTATAAACCATCATACCTATACACAACCCTGTTATGAAAATCAGGTACAAGAACTGGAACATATTCAGACTTAATGTGTTGAATTGCAGATTTAGTGTAAAGTATACTGGTACTCTGGTCATCAGGGTCAGTGTAACAAGGAGATACATTATCACAACCAGGGATAAGAATATTAGCAAGTGAACATGGAATAACATCTGCAAACATGGATAGTACAACTATGTCAGAGTCTGTGTCAGAGTTACCACTTATAACTAATAGTTTACCTTCATCTGTCTGGTAAAGTACTTGACAGTCTATAGCTGGTTCATTATCCGCATCAATACTTATAACTTCTTTTACGAGTGAGTCAATATTGTAAGTAATACCAGTTTCTGAATCTATACCTATAACTGTAAGCGCTAAATCCGTAATAGAGCTATCACCTTGTAGGTATCCCTTACAGAATATTTCAATGTCATTTATACTCGTATCTAGTTCTTGGCTGAGTAATATAATATCGACTAAGCCTTCATCACTTAAAGCCTGAATGTTGAATTCTAAATTTGCATCCATTAGAACAACGGGTTTTTTAATAGTGTTTAAAGTGGTGTTATAAACAGGGGTATAACTTATTTTTGTATCAAAATTATCTGTTGCTATCGACGCGTCTTTAAGAATAACAAGTTTTGTATAATCTGGGGTTACTTGAGTTTCTGTACTATTTAATCCTGCTGCGTTTATAAAGTAAAAACCCGGAGTCAAATATTCAACACGATAAATTGTATTGAACTCATTGTATATATTGCTAATATATTCACCAGTATCTCCCACGACTAAGTAAGGTGAAGACTGTGTATTAAACCCTGTAACTAACAATTCCCCTGTAGTTCCAATATCGTCTCCATTTATAAAACTTATGTCCTCTCGTATCTTTATAGGCGGAACGTTAAAGTCTAATGAAGCTTTGCCTTTTGTGTTAGTGTCTAAGTATAAACCTCCGACTGAATAAGTCGATACTAAAAAAGAGTCGTACTGGTCATCTATATATAAATTTTCAATATAAGTAGTATCTGCTGTGGAAGGCGCTTTAACTTGAAGTGTTATAGTTCTTCCAGCAGATACTAGAGCAGACTTTTCTGTTAAAGTAACGCCGTTGACAATAAGACTTGCCCCTGATGAACAGCTTACTAGCACTAGTGTAACGGTAGGATCGGTTATCACAACTGTTATTTCATTAGAAATAACAGTTTCAGAAAAAGGCACACCAAATCTTGGAGCAATAATAAATGGTTCCATGGTAAACTCTAATGGTAGGCGAAGGAACACGATACTACTGAATTGATAGAAAAACCCGACCATAGGCCGGGTTTTGTTCTAGTTAGCCCTTAAAATACAGCATCAAGTTGAAACGAACTTTGTACCAATAGAAGTATTAATCGGCGGCCACGCATAGTCTACACCACCCCCATCTACTAACATCAATATACGCATCCCCTCGTTAATTGGTTTGTTAGCCATCATTCCTTGGTACCGTCGTTTAAATGGTGTTATTCCGTCTGCTATTTTTTCATCATACATATGAATATCTGCCATAGTCCATGCCGCTATAACACGAGCGGATGTATAACCGATCATATCAAGCTCATGCACATACGCATACCGGTCGGTTGACAAGTTGTTAGGGAAATTAACAATGAACTCGTTGTTCTCAGTAAAACTAACCTGGTTCATCGGATTGACTAAAGCTGTGCTGTACCTGGAGTGCTTAACAGCATTTCTTTGAATAGACTGTGTTAGTACGTCTTTTTCAGAAACAACATACCAGTAAATATACTTATGGGCGTCTATTTGGCCATTGATACTATTCATTGCGGGAGGGCTTCCTCCTTGTAGACAGTACATACAAAACAAAGGACACTTACCGTTGGTTAACACTTGTCCAGTCTTAGGGTGGACGGGACGCTGTACAACAAACCAAGAAAACATTTCCCCCCAAACGTCTTGCGACTCATACCAAACACAAAAAGCAACTCCATGGTCGCTGATACTTAGTCTATACGAAAAAGGAAATGACGTACCTGTAGGCCAGCTAGTATCTGGGTCAGACCCAATATATTTTCTAATCAAAGAGTTAAGTGCTGTTGTCCAGCCTTTCATTTGTGTTGGGTCAGATGTATTAGATGTGCTTGTTGTGGTGGTAAGAGTCGGTTGCCAACCTCGTTGCACAAAACTGTACTTCTTAGGATCATAAGTTTTATGTGATTCGTCCCTGCGCCCCAACTTACCACTTAAAGTTCTTTGTATGCTATATTTAGTTAAATTGGTAGCAGAGTCTCCGCCAATTAACTGCTCAGTTGGATAAGTATCTGTAATTTCATAAGAACCATCTTGAACCTGAATTTGAAGCGGTGTTGCGACATGAATGGTAATATCAGGGTCTGACCCGCGCACTTCAAAAAATATCCGCCAAGGAAGTTCATCGGCTAATGGGTCTACTTCTGTTGTAGCATCTACAACCCAGAATAATGTATCCTGACTAGTAATTAAAGTTGCGTCTGGTTGCCCTGTTTCGTCTTGTGGATAAACTAAGCTAAAACCATGAGCGATCATGTCAGTGACTAACTGATGGCAGACTCGATAACCATCAATCATACCATTTCTTTCAATTGAAAAACCCATTAGTGTTCTCCTGTAGTTTTACAAACTAGCTTAAATTGTACCGACATAGTTAGATTGAGCTGGTGAAGAGTATTTAACACCGCCTCCATCCATTAAAATAAGTAATCGCATATAAGATTCGTGCATACCATTAGCTGGCATAGCTACATACTTACGTGGTGTGGCTTCTCCGTACATTGTTATTTCTGCTACAACCCACGCCGGAATAACGTCTGCGCTAGTATACGCCATCATGTCATATTCGTGAATATAAGCATAGCGTGACGTTACAAGACCATTAGGGAAAGTTACCAAGTATTCTTTGTCTTCTGTGAACGATATTTGTTTTGTAGGATTAATAACTGCATTTCCCATATCAGTATGGTAGACAGCACTAAACCCACGTCTTGGAACGTTAATGTCAATTTCACGAATAATAATCTGACGAATCCCGTGCTCCGGGTACAAATCAGGATTTGTAATACTAACATCACCACCAGACTGTGAGTATATACAAAATAGTGGACATTTCCCTTTTATTAGAGGTGCTCCTGTGTCCGGGTGAACAGGTCGTTGAATAGCAAACCAAGAAATAGTTGGTTTCCAATCCACAGTCAAAGCTTCTCCCCATATAAATACAATCAAACCACGGTCTGTAACTGTAAGTCTATAAGATAACGGCCAGTTAGTCGTTCCAGGGGCAGGAGTTGTACCTGGTTTAATATCCAGTAGTGTATTTATTCCCCAGTCTTCATAAGAAATAAGCTTTGGTTTTGTTGGGTCATCATCGTTTAACTGTCCGCACTTTAAACTTGTCAACCACGATGAATTTGCAATATACCCAGTATCATCTATTTGTAAAGGTGTTCCCACATTAACGACCATACCACTATCGATATTAAAAGCAAGTCTCCACGGCTGAGTACCGCCTAATAGAAACTCACTTGTACTTTCAAGAACAATAACTCCGGGTCCAGCTTTAACTTGGTTCAAAGGTTTAAAAGTTGCACCACCGGATACTGCGGTGTAAGCAGGAGTTGTGCCAAAATTTGTTAAGGTGTCAACAAAGTCTGTCAACAAGCTATCAAGGTCTAAAAACCCATTCTTTTCAATCGAAAAACCTGGCATTGTATATTCCTCAGTTCTGAAATTTTTAATCTGCCGTGTTACTATGGTTCAAAGACCATATAACATATAGTTAAAGTTGGCTGTCTATATTGTATTATTGCTCCGCCTGAGTCTTTACTGGCCTCAGTATTAGCTAGGTATTTTATATGCCAATAAATTTTATTATCGGTAGGGTTATCCATATTAGCTAAAAAGGAATACCTTCGAGTTCTTACATATGACCCATCTACTAGTTCTGAAATACCTGTATCTGATAATAAGTACTCGGTCGATATAAACTTATAAGGGTTATTATCTAGCATTTCATCAGTAGAATATGCTTCTACCAAAATATCTGGTATATCAACTTCTAACGATAATAAAGCAATAAATCTACCGAGTTCCAAAGTAAAGTTTTCTTCAGGCGCATTAAAAGCGTCTAGAAGTGCAGTTGTATAGGATTTATATAAGCGAACTCCAGTAAAACCAGCAGAAGATAGTGTGGTCCACTGTGGTGTTAATGTAGAGTCTAGTACCACCACGTTACCCTGATTAGCTAAAGGAGCTCCAGTAGTAGGATCATAAACAATAGGAAGAATTCTAAGTGGGTCTATAAAAATTTCAGAATTCGCTGTTATTGCAATTGGGTCAAGTCCTACATAATTTCCTCCAAGTTCTAACTCTACCCAAGTAATAACTGATCCAACCATAGACTCAATTTGCCATATTTTTCCACCATCTTCCGGAGTGTATACTAACATGCCTAGTTTACAACTACTAAGTGGTATTTTATTTCTGATGGCAATGGAGGGCAAACACATAAATCCACCTCTTACATATAAATCCTCTACAACAAATGGAGGATTTAATGCTGTCTCATATGGGTGTTTACCACCTGACCCAGCAGAAAGTGATGATGGGATAAAGAATGAAGGTGTTTGAACAGGCATTATTTTTAACCCATTTGTGCTTATTTACATGAAAGGGCGGTGTGTAGACTAAAACACACCGCCCTTTTACTAGCTCCTATGCTTTACCCGTTCATGTTAAGCACGGTAAGTGGGTACTCAGCGACAATACCTTGGAATGTTGCTGAAATCACCAGGTGTACAGGCGGATTAGTTACATTGTACGTCGTTACCAATCCGTCACTACTAACAGTAGCAGCAATTTCTATAGTACTTGCCCATATAATATCAGGGCTAGAAGACACTACAACAATAGCATTATTGCTGTACCGAGCAGATGCCTCAAGCTTAACTGTCCCACCTTCAGCTATTTCATTCTGAGGAGAAGTTAGCGGCGACATGACCGCCAATGAAATCACATGCGGTATATCTACCACAGTTGTTGTCGATGTAGCTGTTAGGCTCCCCAACGTTGCTGTGAATATAACGTTTGTATCAGTATCAACACTGCTGGCATCAAATTTAAACGCTGTGCCATCATCTGTGATTGTTACAACTCCACTATTGGCAGCAAGTGTTACTCCAACACTAGGAGTAATAATGGCAGTTGCACCATTATTAAATCTCGCAGTAACTTGAACACCTGTATTATCAGTAGTATTCTCGTTAACCGTAGGCGGTGTTACTAACGTAATATCAACTGGAACAATGTTAATTACCTTAACATCAACCATGTCCGACAAGGTCGAATTTGGGATATAGTCAGCGCTAATAATAACATCTGTATCTGAATCAACAGATGTTGTAACTACCATCCCATCAGTATCAATTGGTGCGACAACAACATCTGACGAACTAAAGGAAATGTCAGTAGTTGGCACAATAGCTGTAGTACCGTTGTTGTACGTCGCTTCAACATTGAGTGTAAGCGACTCTCCTTCGTAAAGGTTAATAGGAGAAGTGTTTACTATCCCAATAGCCGTAACAACAATGTCAACCACAGTTATATCAATGGTAGAAGTAACACCATTATGCTCAGCACTAATAGTGCAAACAGTATCAGCTGTAACAGGCTTAGTCAGAATATTCCCTATACCATCAGTTACTTCAATAACGTTACTATCGCTAGAAGACCACACAACTCCAGCTAAACCAGAAGCATCGACAACAGAACCATTGTCGAATGTTTCCTTCAGTGTAACCTTTGCTGCTTGCCCTTCAAATAGACTAATCAACGGCGTTTCAAGGGTTGATCCCGTCCTAATAGCGACATAACCAATAGTAATAGGAACACTGGTCGATTCACCATCGTATTCAGCAACAATAGTGGCGTCAGTATTCGCAAGAATATCCGCGCTATTTGGAGTAAATACTGTTCCTGTAACAGAACCGGCAGTAGCTGGAGACACTGTGTATGTTGCCAATAACATTGCATCAGTTACCACAGCATTGTTATATGTGGCAGTTAGCGCTGTAATATCAATAGTTTCTGACTCAGTAATACTTGTAGCTGAAAGAGTCATTACTAAACTGTCCATAACAACTGGTCTTACAGTAACATCAATACTACTGCTAACTCCAGTGTGTGTAGCAGTCAGCGTTACTACCGTTACTTCTGTAATACTAACGGCATCAGGTGTAAACACTGTACCAGTGAAAGACCCTGCTGTACTTGGGAACACTGTATAAACAGCTGTTGCGCTAACATTAGCATCAGGTATAACGTCAAACGTGGCAGCAACAGAAACAACACTCACAGTTTCAGAAGTAAACACGTCGTTATTTGAAACGGACATTACCAACGTTTCAACAACTGGAGGCTTATACTTAATAACCAAATCAAAGAATGTAGCTTCCATTCCACGGTAGTTAGCTTTGATCGTTACCATTTTATCAGCTGTGACATCAGCTGCTGTTACTACACCATTTACAACAGTACAATCAGCCGGATCAGGTACTGTAGTCCAAATTACTTCTGGAGAAGTAGCAACATCCTTAATCACACCACTATTATACCTAGCAACCAAACCCAAGTTAAGAGTTGTTTGTTCTAGAACATCAATCGCTCCACCAGTATTAAGTGACAATAGGTTAAGCGGGGATACTGCTACATTGATTATTATACTTGCTGTCCTACCGTTAATAGTTGCAGTGATGGTAGTAGGTACTGGAGAGTTAGTGGCAAGAATCCCGTTAGCTGTAACCAACAAAGACTCATGCCCAGTATTATCCAATGTAACCAAACCAGGAGTACTCGAGGTAAACGACACAGCAGATGGGTCAATAACTCGAACAACAGAATCGTCGTAAGACCCAGACAGAGTCAAATACTGAGTACCGTATTCATCCATAGCTACAGGTGCTGTTTGATCGAATACTACTGACATCAAAACAGGTGGGTAAGCTACAATATTTACGTCTTCTACTGTAGAAATGAGGCCAAAATAGTTAGCTGTAATAGTTACAACCTTGTCAGTTGTAATATTCAGTGTGTTCATTATACCACTAGAAATAGTAACAATAGTCGGGTCAGATACCGACCATATAACCGATGCATCTGTAGTAACATCTACTGTCAAACCATTATTCAATGTAGCTATTAAGCTAAAGTTAATAGATTCAAGCTCACGAACAACGGTAACATCTGGGTCTATACTCAGACTTACAGAAACAGGAGTAGCAGTCAGTAACTGGATTTCTGCTACAGCAGTTTGCCCCAAATATTCAGCAGTAATAGTAATGTCTACCGGGGATATACTAGAGTCAACAGCGTTTGCCAGCACAGACAACACATTAGTACTACTATCCAAAGCTACCAAACTTTCATGACCTGTTGATACTGTCCATGAAGTAATTGAACTAGCAGGAATAGACACTGTTGTGTTGTTTTCATACATGGCAGTTACCGACAACGCCATTGTCATATGCTCTGTCAACAATAGGGCTTCTTCACCAACTTCGTTAAACTTCAATCCAGTGATAATGGCCGATACAAAAGCCACAGTCAACGGCAGTTCATCTGTGTGGGTAATATCAGTATAATCATCAGTCCAAGCAAGGTTAATAACCGCATTGGTATTTTCTGCGACATTGCCGATAGTCATCATGCCATCTGCATCAATAGCAATTTCAACTTCGTTGGAAACTGAAGGAAGAATAATCACACCTGTCAGGTCGGTCATTACATCATTATGCCCGTCACTCCAGTTTCTAACCACTTTCAACTGCATTGTTGAATTTTCATCAACAACAGAAGAAGAATCGACAGTTTGAAGTTCTACAGAAATAACAACAGGAGGTTGGTAAACCAACGAAATAACGGCGTTCTCAGTAACAGTAACTAGATTTCCATCGAATAACTCTGTATACGTGGCTGTAATTGTTACTGTTTTATCCTCAGTAATATCAGCAACGGTTAGCATCGATCCATCGAAAACAGCTAAAGTTGGGTCACTACTAACCCATGTAACTGTTTTAATCTTAGTAGTTCCATCCGTATACACAACAGATGCTGAGAAGTTATCACTAGACTGCTCAGTTAGCTGTGTTGGTCCAGAAATAATAATAGTTTCCGGGTAAGGTGTAACGTCGTTAACAACGATAGCAATAGTTGCACGATGCATAACACCACTTACTGTATAATCCGCATGAAGCTTAAGCTCTGGAATATTACCAAACATCTCACCAACAGTCAGCTGTTTAGTATTTACGTTAAAGCTTATATTGATTGTGTTAGTAACTAAAGTTCCGTCAGGCAGCTCTATACTCCAAGCACAACTGTCAGAAATGTCTTCTGCAAAACCATCGTCATATTCAACAAAAACTTCATAAATATGCGATGTTTTTTCATCTATGGTAGTAGCACCAACAATTCTCGTACTTACCACCACATTATTTTCACTAACAGTAACCAGTTTAACATTATGGAGCGTATTTTCAACACCCGTGCCTGGGTGCTCATACGTATAAGCTACAGCTACTTCTACATCCTGTACAGTATGGAGTACTCTGCCAAATTCGACTTTGTTTACTTGGTCATCTGGAAAATTAACAAGGTCAGAACTTGTTGTCCAAACAGCTGGGTTAAGTCCAGTTACAGGAAGATCTTCTGTCATCCCGTTGTTGTACGTTACTCTTGGCGTATATGTTACAGTACTGCCTTCAGTTACAACAGACGGACCAATTAGCATAATAGAGACAGGAAGTACATAGTCCTTGTCTATAATTTTAACAGTTTTAGACGCTACAACCGTAACAGGAATAGGTGTAGTAGTGTCCGTAAACGACGCTGTGATTACCACAGGAACGCGCTTATCCCCACCGGCATAAACATCGTTAGCCGTTAGAACATTGCCTGCGAATTCAGCGTAAGCCAAATTATCAACCATCCAGACCACATCTGTCACAGCCTTAACTGTTCCATCTGTATACCTTGCAGTAGCCGTAAACTCTGTCGAAGACAGCTCGTCAAATTCATCAACGCTATGGATAAACAGAGTTTCTGGCCCAGGAACATTAATCACGGCAATGTTAGTAGTGGAGGATAATACATTACTGGTAATTGGATCAGAGTACGTAGCAGTTATAAGAACAGACACACTGCTAGTTACTTCTCCAAACGTAATCGTATTACCTACAACGGCTATATTATCCAAACCAGTCGTTGTAAATACGGTATTCTCTGTCACTATTGATACAGTGCCATCGTAAGCTTCTGTCTCAGCACCAAGGGTAACAGCACCATGCTCGTTAACTTGATAGTTATATGATTGTTGCCCTATAATACGAAGCAGTTTTGGTGGTGATATATAACCAGCAATATCGTCTACAACTGGCTTTCTCCAAATTGCTTGGTTGTCTTGTCGGCAAACAAGAACGTCACCGGCTTCTGGAGCATTGAGTGTCTCTAAAGAAAAGTTGCCATTACTTGTAGCAATGGCAAGTCCTGGTCTATTTTCAAACTCAGGGTGATCATGTGCCACAGGAGCACGACTATTAGTCATGCGAATATCGTTATCTCCAACAACTACTGGGTAATGGGCAGCCGTATTGTCAATGTTAAGCAGTACTTTACCAGACACTGTTGTAGAAGACGGGTAAATAATGAATGGATTCTGAGGAACGTAATCCCCACGAAGTGTAGAATCATAAATGTCGTAATATTCAATTTCATCCAGAATACTTTGCACCGACAGTACTTCAATCCAAGTATTTCTATGACCAAACGGGTTAATTGGTAAAGGTTCTTTACCGATACGCCTATACAGTTTTTTGTAGTTGGACAGACCTGTATCAAACGGCATCCAGAGAACGTTAAATGGCAACGCTGTGGCAGCCGGTTCTCTCTTAGAAAGAACAAAGGCATAACGCTTGTCACCGAAGTCTCGGTAAGTAATAACCATTCTTCCAGAAGGAGCTGCTCTAACAGACCCTAAAGAAAAAAGCTTATTACATAGCTTGTCAAAGTCGTAGCTGAAGCTCATGTATATTAACCCTCAATTAAACACTGGTAAGATCAGAGTGTACCAAATGCTTCCATGTTACACTAGTCGGAGAAGTTGCATACAAAATCATACCATTTTCAGGAGTAACAGTCTGGTCTACAGTGATGATACCAGTAGCTGTTTTAATCTGAGTAATAGGCGGCATAGCATGTGTATGAGGGAGTGGTGTACGTGCATTTGACAACCGAGGATCATTTGCCCCAACAGCTACTGGGTTAGATGAGGACAACGGTTGAACAGACAGTCTAACAAGGCCAAGGCGATTGGACGATGCCGTTCCTACATTAATACTGGCCTGTAGCCGTTCTTTATCTTCGTCGTCATACTCTTGAATAATGTCGAGAGTCGCAAAAGTATCGACATTCATCCACTTATGGGTGAACCCGTTAACACCAGTATTTTTTTCAAGACGCTGCATCAAACGCAAGTAGTTACCGCTTGACCCGTTCAAGTTTAGCCAAAGAGCATTCAACGGCAAAATTGCCGTAGTAGGCTCTTCCATTGAACAGACAACAATTACAAGGTGTGCAGAAATAGGAATAGTAACACGGATAACAACAGGATTACCAGGTGCTACTCCTCGAAGGTCTGCAACTTTACGCACAGATTGAATAAAGTCGAACAACTGCTTGTCTACTCTTAAATTTGCCATGATTTTATTCTCCGATGTAAGTAACAGTTATATGATTAGTCAGTTCTTAGTTTAAAGAAGTTACGCGAGCGCCTGTTTTGTTAACAATGGCTCGAAGTAAAATACGCTTGGCAGCAAGACGAGCCTCCGGGTCAACTGCCATATCAATAACAAGATCACCATTTGCTGTAATATAAGCAGGATTATTAACTTCATCGCAAACAACTTTGTAATCCCCAAAACCGTCACCTTGTTTAATAGGTTCAAGAAATGCCTCTATTCTGCCAACAAGGTCTTTACGAAGTCTGTGATCATTAGGGTCAAACAAGGACGGCACTAACGACTTAGAAATTGACTTCTCAATGTAGTTCATCAAACGACGTACACTGATATGCTGTTGCGCGGATGGAATATTAAATAAGGTCGCGTTATTCCAAATAGCAAAATTACCACTAGGAAGACGACGGATCATGTTAATATGTGCGTCGTTCAAAGCGTCACGCTGATTGATGTTGTATAAGAACTTAAGTTCGTCAACAAACAAGTTACCACGTCTAACACCTGCTGTTGCATACCACACATAGTCAGTACGATCAGTCTTAGCCATAGCCGCCGCAACATACCCTGACGGTGGAACAAACAATGACATATCATTATAACGGTCGTAAATTTTAACATCAGGTGTGAAAATTGCACTATACGATGAGTGCAAATTCAGTGTCATTTGACGATAGTTGATCGCATCGCTAGTTTGCTGATCTAAAGAAGGCATGTCCAGAATAGCAATAGAATCCATACGCTTAGTCGCGATTTCATCCATCTTATTATGAACAGCTGGAACAGCATAACCAGCATTGATCAAAATACCAACATCGGTACTTTCAACATCTGAGAACAAATTCCAACCGTTAACAATATCAGATGTCGTGTAGGTGTTACCGTTATCTCCACCGGATAAAAACACAAATGACGATGTCTTAATGGGTATAGCTTGATTGCTGAACGGGTTATTCTTAACTCGAATCAGGTTAGACCGACGATTAATAACGTCCTCAATAAACAACGGATTTCCATAACCGTCTATCTTTACTTCACGGCAAACAATAAAACTTTCTAATGGGTAGTCATTTGGCCCGGTAAAGTTTTCAAAAACTTCTACTTTAAAAATAGTCGGGTCGTCAATGTCACCTGGGTTATACCCAATAGACGCACTAGGCGTAACACGGATGAACAGATTATTATTCCATGTGCCAGGATTTTGAGCACAGACGTAAAACAATACGTGGTTAACACCAGGATCAGACTCAATAAACCCAACATTGTTAATCGGGTCATATCGACCTAAAGGATAACCGTTAGTATCATTGAAAGCATCCAAGCTAATAGTTGGTGTAATAGCTTCTGGATCATCAACAGTGCAATAAGCTCCTGCTGTTAATGCGTTTGTATCAACCCGAACGACATAAAGCTGAGAGCTTTCTTTAAGAAATGCTAAAGCGCTGTAATGCAACCAGCCCTGTGATGGGTGTGGTTTACCAAAAGTATCCATGAACTCTTGGTTGGTTGTAATCAATGTCGGCACTCCGACAGGTCCCCTGCTAGAATGTCCTACGACGGCACCAATAGACGTCGACAGACCCTGAACACGCTGTGTTAGGTCTATCTCTTTCAAGTAGACGTTAGCGGAAGGGTTTATATTGTTAACATAGGGCATAAGCTGTGTCCTCGTAAATAGTAAAATTTAATGAACTTAACGGTCGTTGAAGCCATCTTCATAGGGATTAGCATCTTGTATTTTTTGTTTCTCTAGGCTTACAATACGGGAAACCAAACTAGAATGGTAACGCGGCAAAAGTGAGTCCTCAACATTATATATGTGAAAAGTACCTCTGTCTACATTATAGTAAATAGACTTTGGTAAAGGAAGACTAGAGTCAAACAATCCTCCAAAGTTTTTAGCACCCGGCTCAAAGTCAGGACTATCTTCAAAGTCAATCTTAGCTTGCATACTTCCTTTACCCCAAATTCCGTCAATTTTACCTTTATAATAACCTAAATACTTAAGAATTTGTTGGTTACGTGCTACCACTAAAAAGTCAAGCGAGTATTGGTTTATATTTAGGTTATCGTCATTATACACCTTTTCTATGTTATTTTCTGTATTCAGGTAAGGTTTAAGGTCTTCCTTTATTTTATTTTCAAGCCTTTTGTCATTCTGCTTATTTAAAAAACTGTCTGGAAGCATATCGACACCACCAGCGAGTGCCATGCCTAAAGACATTATCGCTAACTTCATTTGTTCATCCATATTCCAACCTAAAAAAACACTAGTTACTAAAAATATGCCTTTCCAGGTAAACGGCTCACGAAGTCTTCCGGCAAGGAAAGTTAATAACGTGTTTAACATGGTATACATGCTCCTGTTAGATTTTTATAAGCAACAAAAAAGTCCTGTGAGATAGGTTTATGTAAAGCGAACCTATCTCACAGGACTCAAATTAGCTTAAGTGATTTGTCTACAAAAACCAATTTAAATTATTTAGTCGTCTTCATCATCTTCAATATCTCTAAAGTCATCGTTGCTACCATCGTCATCAACATCGTCAGGGCTATCATACTCCATTAACCTGATAGCGGCTGACTCCATTTTACCACACAAATAACCATATTTAACCAACTTATATACTCTGTCGTCAGAAGCCATAACAGAGCCGATTAAAGCTCCTGCCATAATCGAGTTATATTGCGAAGTATAAGCTAATGTGGATAGGTCATTATCAGTATCGTTAGCTGGGTCAAACCCGCCCAAACTTAGAAGTAGCTTTTCCACAGGGTAAGCACTGACTTCTTTATTAGGGGCAACAATGTCTCCGTTACCTGTAGTATCATCCTCTTCGTCGGAGGAAGTGGTCTCATCAGATCCGGTATCAAACCCTTCTACAAACAAAACAAACCTAAAACCGTTTTTAGATAGTGTTTTGTTGAGGTTGATAACTGCTGTGTTTATTTCCTGAAAAGAATTTTTCATAGTAATACAAATACCTTGAGGTTAACATGAACTGATTAAAATTCAGTTCCTAGTTTGAAGTGTGAGAGTTGTTAAGCATCGCCTGCGGCATAGACAGTATACGCTTAAGGTCGGTTAGGCTTTGTTCTGAAAGGCCAAAGTCCTTTTCACCTAGATCTTTCAACAAATGCTTTTTAAGCCCTAGGAAATTACTTCCAGAGTCAGAAACAACTCTACGAAAATCTGGAATAGTTAGTTCTTTTCGGCTCAAAATAAGATTCAGGTGTTCCAAGTTTGTCATGTCAGAAATGCCTTATTCAAATTGCGTTGATGCCAATATCGTCATCGGGAGCCTTTCGATAGTCCCAACGAAGTATTTTGGTCATGTTATTAAAAATAAGTCTGCGCTCGATTGTTTCCAACCAATAAGTCACAATCGTCACAGACTTATCTGCGTTAATAATGGTTTCTTTAACTGGTATCCAACAAAAAAATGTATGCCAGTTATAAGGGTCTTTAATGTCTTTGCGTAATACCATGGGCAAATTACTCTTTGGGTTATGGGTCAAAGTGTAGTTACAGTCCTGTTACCAGGACAAAGAAATAATCCAGCTGTCACCATATAGTGCAACTTAGTTGCGAAGAATGTCAGCGGATCATCGGGAGAAGTAATAACAATTCTTGGAATGTCAGAGTACTTATCTAACAAGTCTCTTACCTTTTCTAGTTTAGTGTTAGACGAATTTACGTCTAAGTTAGAAATGACTAAATAGCAAGGGTAATCACTGGAAACTGTATCTGTGCTGTTAGACTTATCTAGAAGGGAGTCTTTAAAACCGGAATAAACGCGATGCCATATAGGGGAAGCTTTAGTTTTAATGCGTCTTATTTTTGATGTATTATAGCAGTCAATAGCTCGGTTCATTAGGTAAAGGGCGACTTGTTTTGCCCGTAAATCTGTAGGAAAACTTGATAAGCAAATAACAGGATTGCCAGTTAGTGGTTTTTCCACCAAAGTATTAAAAGTTTTGAGTTGTTTATTCACAGATACATTTTTAGCCATTACTTTTGGTATGTCTGTGGTTATTTTATACAACGAGTCACCTAAAGCAAAACTAGACTCCCTTCGCATAAAAGAGTCATGATCAACACCACTGGCTAATAGAAATCTACAACGGTTACTCGAAAAAGAATGTCGTATAATGTCATCAGATCCATCTTCTTCTTGGTAACTAAGATTAGATTGTTTTGTAGAAATTGTGCCTGACATTGTTGCAGCCTTTGGGGTGGGTTGGTATTAAGTTTTAAAACAATTTTTTTGTTCGAGTGATCGGGTATGTGGTTATGATGTACTCCGACACGGTGGTTTGCATGTCTTTACTAGCATGGACTTTAGCTGTCACCCCTATACGACGATTAACAGAAATGCGATGAAAATGAAAGCCCTCATAGATTTTTTCTACAAGATCCTTACCGTCTCCGTCACCTGTGTTAGACATCATTAAAAACGACCCGTTAGAAGAATGTGTTAGCATAAATTCTTTCAGACGCTTTTGATCGTCCAAGGTAAAGGTCTTCTTCCCATAAGGAGTTATGGGAAGATTAGCGTTAGTCCTAACGTAAGGTGGGTCTAAATAGCAAAAAGTATTATTAGTCATTAAACAGCTTGCCGTACTAAAATCACCAAAACCTATTTTAGCACGCTTAAATAATTCTGCACATTTGTACAGTCTGCCGAAGGCAATATTCAGCGGCTTATAGGTCTTTTTATAGTCTACTAGGTTAAAAGTAGTATTAAACAAACCAGACTTATTATAAGCTACTTTTCTACCAAAAGCTGTATTGATAAGGAATATAAAGCGGGCAGTCTGCTTCACCTCACAAGGTATATCGTATGTATCTGCTATAGATTGTTTTCTGGACGATGCGTTACTGTCATTAAACCTATTACGCACCTGATAGTAATATACTTCACGATTATCTGGGCTTAATTGGTTAAACACGCCTTGTAACTCAGACAGGTAGGACAATAGTTGCTCAGTCTTACTTCGTAAAGTATTATGAGCTATAACTAAGTCCTCGCTATTGTCAAACCCAAAGAGGTCAGTAAAATGAAATGCTTTATCGACATAGGTACGATAAAGCATTCGCAGTAAAACTGACCCTCCTCCCATAAATGGTTCAATATATTGAGTCAACTTACCATTAAGCACTTCTTTTGGTAGTTTGGACTCTATGTCCTCAAGCATACGGATTTTTGTTCCCATATAAGGAAACGGATACAAGTTAACACCATCTTTATCTAACCTTCGTGCGTTGTGCCTCATACTAGGTTGTTGTTGGTTAGTCATAATCACTGTAGGCTGAGACATGTTTAAAAATACCCGTATTGTTTTTAAAATTGAAAATAGTTTATAGTCTTCTACGACGAGAACTTGCCTGGTCCACACCAGCATAAAGCTTTGTATCAAACAAAGTATTACCGGGCGATTTAGCCGCTTGTGCTTTATTATACCCTTGCTCTGTTGTTACGTCTATGTCTTTACCGTAGAACTTACCCCCACCATGAAGTATATTCCTTAGTTTTTCTTTAGAATTTTCAGTCCAATGGTAGTCAGAAAATTCTGCTTGTCTTAAATGTCCCATAGTCGCTCTAAAACAACCCAAAGACTGTCCAATCTCAATGTCTACAAAAAACTTAATGCGTGGTGATTTATCGGGCTGTTTATCGTGCGGTGTCCTAATACGGGATGTTTCTTGGTAGAGCATAGGACGATTAGCAATTGGCATTACTTCATATAGCATATTCCACGCTGGACAATCAACACCTAATTGTAACAACTTCCTTATTCCAACAATAACGCGGGTTTGTCCAGATCTTGCTCGATTTAAAGTATCCTCACGAAGTTGTTTGTTCTTAGCTGTACCACCACCTACAAATATTTCAGCAATAGGTTTATCCGCACTACAACCCATAGCTTCGTTGATAGCCTTAGCCATGTTAACTACATGTTCTTTAAACATTAAAGGCATAACAATCGAGCATTGTGGGTTAGCTTTAAGATCATGTATGATGTGGTTTAAAATATACTCATTACGGGCTTCATGTCGCGATAAAAACCTCATAGCGAAGACAAAATTCACATAGGACTTTTTAAATGGCACAGGTGTCTCAAAAACACTAAGGGTTACTGGAAGCGACTCGCGCTTAGATAACGCTGTCACAGGTCCAATTATCCTTTCAGTAATAATATGACGCTTATCCTTTCTTTCAGGCGTAGCGGTCATGCCGAGTAAATACCTTGGGTACAATAAACCAATAGTTTCTGCAAACTTAAGAGCTGCTACACCGTGTGCTTCATCGATAATAACTGTTCCATAGTTACGTTTGATTACAGCTAGAAGTTTCTTACCTTTTTCAGAAATAAATTTCTGGTAAGTTGCCATGCAGAATAGAAATTGATCGTACTCTTCTACAGTCTTAGCAAAACCTACAAGTTTCTTGCCAGTTATCGCTTCTATTTCACCTATATTGGTCATTGACCTTATATGGTTTTCAATTTGCTTGAGAAACTCATGCTGGTTGGCTAGTATTAAAGTTCTTTGTCCGAAGTGCGTAGCAATATAAATAGCCATAGCGCTTTTACCCGTTCTTGGCGGACATTGCATCATACCGTACTTAGCTTTTAAGTACTGGTCTACCACAGGTGTTTGGTAGTCGTAAAGATTCGCCGTAAATTTAATGTCGTGGTTAAATGGCGCAGTTATCCTATTGTCTACAACTTTATAATCAGAGAAGTCAACTCCAAAGTTTTTATAGTATTTTTTATCCCCTACAGGCAAACCTATATACTCTAGGTTTTTAATAATGCGCTCTTTGTATAAATGCAGTATGTCAATGAATGCTCCGCGAGGGCACTCATCACACAGTTCGTTATGGCGATGTGGTAAGTTGGAGCAGTTACGGCAAGTATTTTCATCGTAACGGTTTATAGTATACCGTTTTTTAATGTCTTTAATAGAATCGGCTGTTAAAGTCTGCTTTGGAATCCAAGCCTTGTATGTTACATACAAGGAAGGCTTGTTGATTGCTGGAATATTAGTTGTGTTTGACATGGTAGTTTTGCCCTTATGAGTTATTATACTGTTTAACAGTGTTGGTTTAACGTGCTGTGCATCACTGTTGGCAATTTCTAGCAGTGTATCTCCATGACATGGTTGTGGTGAGCAGTGAACTACCAGATTTTTACCCTTTAGATCTCTTTTTATTCTATTTAATAAGTCCGGTTGCGAATAGACCCAATGCTTGTGCTTAGCTATGACTTCTGCACGGTCTCCGTCCTTACCTATTTCAAACCTATTACCCCCACCTAGAAGGTCTTCCGATATAGACGTCGTTGGAAGTTATAGTGTCGCGGTACCTGTTTAGAACTCTTGGTGTCATTGCAGTTTACGCTCAGGGACATGGATTAGTTTTAGCGCCTCAACGATGTTCTTTAACGTCCAGTGCGACTTGTCTATGTCCTCAATTATGGTCTGTACCACAGTTTGCAAAGTGGCCATTTTGTCTAAATACCCATAATGGGATGATACGTACAACTTAATAAGGTTTTCTTTGTCGGTTTTACTTCTGTACCCAGGCATGTTTTCTGAGTATACAGTCAAACAGTAATCAACAAAGGAATCCAAAGCCGTTTCCACAGTTCTACGAATTCTTAAACCTTCTGACAATATTTCTGCAAGGCGAGACCTTATAGCTTGGTCATTAATAGCTGCTTTAATGACACGCTCAATAAAGTCAGGTGAATTTATAGCGTTTAGGCTTTTAACTTGCCTTAAACTATTAAGGTTCATTACCTCATCTAGCAGGTCATCAACATTAATATTGAACATCGGCAATGTGGCGAACGAATTTTTCAAACGTATATAGCGTTTATCCTTTTGTAGTCTAAGTTTAAGTTCTTTAGTAGTATCAGAACTTAATTGTTGCTGTGCCATGGTTTAAACCTCTTAACGTAAAATAGTCAACACAAATCTACAGCGGAAAACTTCTGGTCGTCGAAAAAAGTAGATACAATGCAAACATCCCCTTTTATGTTAAACAAAGTCAAACACCCGTAATATTCAGAGTCTGCTACCAACTCGAAGTTATCTAAGTTACTTAGAGTGTTAGCATCTTCTTCTTGTTTATTTTGATCTGTACTATCTGGTAATACTAAACCGGTCTTAAGGGCGCTACAACCTACATGCCCATACCGGCTATTATTAACCAAGCAATACCAAGGACTAATAGTTGTTTTAGCGTATTCAGCCACAAACGCAGCACCAACAACTACATCAATTTCTGTAACTAATCTGTACCTTGTGCAGTTAGTAACCACTTCAAACTTTGAGCTAAGGTCGACTTTTAATAAAGTCGTCTTAGCAGCTGGGAGGTTAAGGATATAAAAGTGAACATGTCCTAAGTCAGTAACTCCTAACGAATAAAATATTCCTATGGGCTTGTCTGACATAAACATGCCACTAAGATCTTGTTTAAGTAAACTTTTAGGCTCTGAGTTATACATTAAAGCACCTTGTTTATGTTCAACAAAAAACGGGGTTATATTGACAAAATAACCCCGTCTTGATTTGTACTGATTTATACTTATTCGTTAAAAATACTACCCAATAAAGTCAGCGTATACTGTCTAGCTTTTGGAGTAGTAGGTTTTTGTTCATCTTCACTCTCTTCGACTTCAGTGGCTTCAAACTTGTCATCTATACTAGAATAATCGATACGGTAACAAGTATCGAACACATTAAGGGAAGCTGTGTTTTTTACAAGGTCTACCTTAGCTAAATGTTTAACGAGGTCTTTAAAAATGTCAGGGTCAAAACTTATGGATAGAGGTTTATTGTCCTTTAGAAATAAATTCTTGCTCGGAATTTTGTCACTAGCATCTCCATTGCTAGTCTTAATCGACATATATGCTCCAGCCTCTTTAACATCTAGTGTATATTGCAAACCCTTAACTGTCATCAGTGAATACAAGTTAGTAGCGGATGTTATCAGCCTCTCATTAAACGAGAATGATGCTGACTGCGGGCTAGGTAGGCTATTTAAAACAGTGGTCGGAGAATCGAAGTCCTTTTTGTTAGCTTGGACATAAGGAACCAGCACTCTAAAACCAGCACCACTCAAAGTCAACGAGTTATGAACCAAACCAAAACCAAAGTAGTCTTCAATAGGCTGAGTTGCAGCTACGCTTTTTGACTTAGACGTTTTGGCTGTTTTGCCAGATCCCGAGTCAGCACCGATATTTCCATAACCTCCCTGAGATACTTTATCGAGCATATCGAACAACGACGTAGAAAATGACAACGCAAAAGGCTTATCTTCATTCTGAGCCTGAATAGGCGTCGTGTACATAGCAAGGTGCCACCCATCATAGCTAAATACTTTTAGCTTATTAGTTTTAACACTAAATACTACATAAGTCAAAATAGCTTGACTAGTATTATAAATATTCTTAATGGTAGTATTCTTAACCCCATCTACCATGGCTGAGAATATTTCTTTACGAATAGGGGTCTTTATTTCAAAAGAGTCTATCTTGTCGTTAACCAGTGGCAATAAGTGGTCTTCCAGCGACAGTACAGCTAACTCACCTTTGTAAACTCCCTTTACAGACTTAAAGTTAAGTAGGTTTTTAGTTGATTTGGCATCGTAAGAAAATGTAAGTTCATTACGATTCTTAACCAATCCTTGTAGTACAGCACTGTTTATCGATACATACCCTGAACCTTGAATAGAGGTTGCAGCTTGTACTCGTATTTCAGAAAACACCTCATTGGTGAATCCCACTACAGATACAGATCCATCGTCGACAACCAACAAATGGTGACGAATACTAGACGACGAGTCAAAAGAAGTAGCAGTGGCTACTTTTTGAATAGCATTGTCTAGGCTAGAACCGTCAACAGTAAAAGAAAACTTAGTGTTGTTCTTACTGTTTAACTGCGAAATAAATGTTCCAAAAGAATCAAAAGTAGGAATAAGAGCCATGGTTATTCTCCAAGCAAAGGAAACACGTAATCATCGTCAGAAGAAGGTCTGACAGTGACAATGAAATGACTGATCGACTTATCGTCGACCAGACGATTATTGTTCTTACTTTCCGTTTCACAGAAACCAGCTTGCGAAGCTGTATGTCCGCTTTTAAAGACAGCAGAAATTCTAAAAGTTCTACCTTTAGTGTCTCTAAAAGCCAGTATTCCATTAAGCAGTGCGCAAAAATTAGTCATATGGTAGTCAGAACTTAGCTCAACCATATCTAAACTATCGTTTTTTGCACATTTAAACATAAGCTTCATTACAGAGTCAATAGTACCCGACTCTGTAACTAAGTTATTAAGACGGAAGCAAGTAGTTTGCAACACAGCATACCACTCACCCCTTAACCATATACGGTCTTCTGTTAAAATGTTACTCATCGTAGTAAGCAACCTATTTAGGTGTACTATCTATCTGGTTGATCAGCCAAGCGGGTCCATCTTTATACCTACTTAGAATATTAGCCAGTGTTTTTTCAGGGTCAATATTACGTAATAACTCTGTCTTTTGAAATTCAAGCGCTTTTTTCAAACACTTTAATAAAGACTCATACGAGTTATTCCATTTTTCTAAGCCCCTTGCATCTGCACCTATTTCAAAGTCGATATCTAGGTCGACGCTAATATCGTACTGGCAGCGGTTATGCAAAACTCGTTTAACCCCTTGGGTCATAGCGTAGTCGATATATTTCAATCCAGTAAAGAAGTCCTCGTAAGACACTTCTACTTCTACAGAGTCATGTACCATGTTGTTAATATGAACATTTGGCATACGACCTGTTTTACAAAAGTGATCCCATTTAAGGCGTTCTATAACTCTTGCTCCTATAATTGCTTGGTCGCTTGAAAACCCTTGAATAAGAGAGTTAACAGCACGTCGGTCTCCTGCTCCGTGTAAACTGTTAGACATTTCTGTACCTTCTGGAACTAGATAGTTAAACAAATTTCTTCTGCGGCCTAATGGTGATTGAACATATAGCTTGCTTTGGGCAAACTTCTTTGTTTGATCGAACCATTCCCAACCTACTTTAAACTTATCAGAAAAGCGCTTCATTAGATCTAAAGTCTCTTCTTTAGTTCGTTTAACCTGTGTTGCCATTTTATTGACACCAAGGCCATAAATAAGACCAAAGATAACCCCTTTAACACTGTCACGTAGTTCTTTTGTGACCTCAGTGGTTTTCACACCAAAAAAGAAACTAGCGTTTAGCTTATGTACGTCTGCTTCAAACTCAATCTTAGTCGCAAGTTCAGAGGTTGGGGATTTCTTATATGTCTCTTGCAGCTTTAGCCCATGATAAAACAATTTAGCAACTTCTTGGTCACTGGACACAATAGCCCAATTTCTGACTTCATGTGCGCAGTTATGAACTATAATACCGTTTGCGGTAAAAGAAGGTGAGTGTCCAGCATCTACAGTAAGATCGTATACATGGTGCTGGCCGTTGTCACGAATACCTATAATAGGTGTGAAAAAATACCCCCTTTTCTGTATTTTCAACATATTAACGCCTTTAGACTCCCAGTAAGTGACGTATTTACCAGGGAGCTTACCTAGTCTACTAATCCGGCCACCTACATAAGCGTCTAATTTTTTAGATACCATAAAAGGTTCTATCTCTTTCCAGAATAACTGAGAGTCTTCTCTTCCTAAATGAAGAGACTTTGTATTACGTCGAACTCCTGTTAGGGATGTTATAAAACCATGACTATTTAGAATAGCACGTAACCCGCAAATAACTTTATAAGAAGTTGAGTCCCAACATATATTGTGAGTAGAATTTCTAATCTCCCCATCGGCTTCCAAATAGGCGGCTAGAAAAGACATTTGAGACTTTTTGTCTGCTTGTAGAATAGACCAAGGCACATGCTGATAATGGGATTGAGTCTTCCCATTTTTTCTGCCATGTTGAGAATATACACCTAATTCTACTAGCCACGTTACAATTTGGTTAGACCTAACTCGAACAGACCAAAAATCTTTAGTGTGTGTAAAAATCGTTCCATTAAGATTCCTAGTATTACCTTTTAGTCCTATACGACTACGTGAAGCTTGATAACCAAAAACATTGAAGAGACACTGTATAAATTTATCCAGAAAAGCAGTGTCAGTATTGTAGAAAAATAGGTGGTTATATTTTTCATGTGTGGTTATATAACCGTCAGATACAATACAACCTAGAATATAGGCTAAATCAGGTGTCATCTCAAGTGGACGTAATAGTTCCACCCTAGACCGATTACCTGAAAGTCCGTGACTAGCGTAATATCTATCACGCGCTTTGGCTGCATCTTCTGCTGTTTTAAACCCACCTCGGATTATATCATAAGACTCGCCGTTTTTTATTTTTACAAAGTATGTATCTCTATCCTTACATACGTTTGTGTAACCGGTAGAGTTATTACGATTTAACTCGATAGAGTCGCTTAGAGATAGGCTAAGATGGGTTTCTCTTACCATTTGTTGTGATGGTAAGCACAGGTAGTCACCCAATACACAATTCTCAGCTTCAACCCATTGTAGCCTACCATCGCGTAGTACTAATACCTTGTGATTACCTGTACAGGAGATAGAGTTTCCTGACTTAGCAGTAATGCGTAGGGTGGATTTAAACCCAGTGTATGTGCAGGAAACAGCAGGTGCTTTTCCTTTAGCCCCTATAACAGAAATATCTTGTAGTGTCTCTGTAGAACCTACAATTCTATTTTTACATAGGGAATCTAGGCGGACTAAACCTTCACTGGTAGTGATTAAAGTACTACCAGTTAAACAGAAGTCAACTTTGATATATAAGTTGTTAGGCTCTGCAATAAAGAGCCGCTTGATTAATTTTCCTAAAGTTGTTCTACCCGGTATCTGTTGCAGACTAGGTTTACTAGCTGATGTACGGCCTGTAACAACGCCAGTAAAATTGTAATGAGGCCGTATTCTTTTGTCTTGCCTGAAATCCTCGTCATTCTGCCAAAAGCGTAACAACGACTTCACATAAGCGTTACTCACTTTTTTAGCTTTTGTTAAGTTAGTGTACATAGACACTAACGGTACGTTACTATGTTGCTTTTGAAAAGCAGCGTCTAGCTTTTTAATACCCGTTTTTCCTACATTGTCTTGTTTTAGGTCGAGAATATCAAAAAACAGCATGTGTAGGTGTTCCCGCTTTCTTAACGACAATAAGATCTGACTGTCTCGATCTACACCAAACAGACCTTTGGATGGAATACCGGCCTGCTTTAACAAAGTTTTATTAGCAGTTTGTCCTTCTGGAGTATTTACAATTTCAAGCTCGAGTTTAGCTATTTCCTTGGAAATAGGTGAATCTTTTGCTCTTAAAGAAAGTAAGTAATCAACATCGACATGTGTGCCGTGGCTTTCCATACAGGAAAAAGTATGGATCATGTCAGACACCTGATGCCTAACTACTTTTTCGTAGTCGTCTAAGTAACCAATATCCTGTGCTTTTTGCTTTTGTGCCAAATGAATAGCAAAAGGAACAACGACGTCCAAGCAGCAGTATTCTATCAAGTCTTTTGTTAAGGATGAACTTACAATAGTAGCCCGTTGCTCTTTGGAAAACTCGGCTGTTAGATACACATCGGTTCCGTAAGACAGCGATAAGCTTAACAAAGAGTAATAATAACTCCCTGTTGCGTTTTTTAGAAATTTGGCATTTTCATCCAAGCAAAAATCGCCAGCGAATATGTCCCATACGTCGTTATAAAAGAACCGAATATCCAGTGCAGACCTTAAAACGTTAAGGTCAAAAACAGCATTGGTGTAAATATGATACTCGTTACTATTATTTCCCTCAAAATAATCCCGCAACGTTGTTGTAATATGCTTAAGTTCTTTTGGTGAAAAAGGACTTTCAAAATGCTGAATAGGTATAACATACCCTGTTTTAGAGTTAAAGCTAAACTGAATAGTTAGTAGCTTATTTTTGACCCGATTAAGGTTAGCTGTTTCCGTGTCTACCGCGACATGTGGTTTAGTCTTAATAACAGCTATAAGCTTATCGAATTTTTCAACAGTGTCTACCAATAAACTACGGTAGTTTGTTTCGTCGAAAAACTTATTTAAGCTATTCCCTTGGACACCGTCTACTATCGAATAAGCTTGCCTGCCTAACAAGGCAGTCAACAATGACCTACAGCTATGCCCTAGTAATGACGAGTAAATATAAGTCCCTTCCCCATACAGGGCTTTAGTAAAGTCTAAACACGGAACGATAAACTGATCAGTATTTGTGGTAGTCGGAATAAGTCTACCATAAAACTGTGCAGGTAATGTTTGTCTAGTATAGGTTTTAATACTAGAAGCTCTTAAAGAAGTGTAAGCCCCATCACCTATAGACACAATAATATTTGGTTTATAGTGTTCGCAGTGTCGAACAAATCTAGCGGATGCGCTGTCATATGGTTCACTGAATTTACCATCGTGGTCTTGGTAGCCATAGAAATAAGTAAACACATAAGTAGTATTGTTTAGATACTCTACCATGGAGTTTGGTTGCTGTGCTGACGTGCTGTGTGAGAATATTGGATTTACATCCTGAACAGGTAAAGACATAACACGCTTACCATAGCGATTAACAGCTAAAGCAAATAAATTTTTAGTCAGTTCAGCAACATGACTAGGTAAAACAGTTGCGGGTACTTTAGTAGTATATGTTTTATCGTCCGCTATAGTTAAAGGGCATTTATCGAAGACAAACATAACTACACGATTTTCATTTCTAGCTTTAAACACAACATTCTTAACTTGAACAATACTATCTTTCTTATTAGTATCCAAGTTAAGGGATAGAGGCTGGTCTAGGTTAGTTGTTCCATGCTTATATGATCTTTGGTTAGTTATAAATGAATAATCGTACAGTGATCGTTTTGCTGGTTGGTTTTTCAAAGTTACGTCAGTACGAGCCATGAGTACACTCCAGATGGATATATAGTTTATTTTTGTGTTGAACACAGACGCGACTTAAGCAGACACATCTGCTGTTATGTTATTAACAGCTTTGGTTGGAGTCTTAATGTTGTTTTGTTGAAAAGAAAAACGCCTGACTTTATTTGATGTCAGGCGTTTTAAACCCTGTGTTTAATAACACAGGTTAGTTTAAATATATCACATAGCTTCTGCTGCTATTTTTAGTTCCTGATCAGCTTCCGGTTCTTTACTAGAAAGAATAGCCGAAATAGGAGAAGAACTTGAACCAGAGGCTTGTTTGGCCATCAAATCACGCTCACGAAACTGTGTTGATGGGTAAATAGTTCCAGCAACAGGAGCAATATCGTTAAGTGTAGATAGCGGAACAGGAGCAGATTTCTCTTTAGTTTCCGATGGCGCAAGACTATCGACAAGTATCTTGTCTTCTTCTGGAAGTAAGCTATCTTCCACATTGCGAATATGCATCAACCCAGTGCTGTCAATGTACAGCCCATGAGGGTAAGGAGGGTGAAAAGCAAATGGGTGACCATAGTTAGGGATACAAGGTTTAAAAGACTGATGGCGCTCAAAAGCTTTCTTAGCTGCTACTGTCTTTGGCCCCCAACGACCGTCAATTACACCGTCATAAAATCCCAAATACTTAAGAATTTGCTGCTGACGTGCATAAGCTTTAATGTAAGCTTTGGTATCAATCGACATTGTGTTATTCCTCTGTGTGATATTACTGTTGAGTTTGAAAATTGTCCACGTAGTTAAACTATGGATTAAGCAGGAACGAGATGTTCGCTGTACGCTTCAAACAATACGTCAAAAGCAAAAGCGTTAACTTCAACTTTACCTGCAAAATGTGCTGCTAGTCTTTCTACTATCTTTGATGCGTATAAAGAAGCGGCTTTGTGCTCAGATACAGGAAGTCTAGTATCGCTCATAACTAACATGGCTTTTTCAGGCTCAGTGTCGAACATAAACCTAGACGAATACGTTTTATCACCGTGCTTAAATTGGTATGTCAAAGGATTACCTAAAGGAACACGAAGTAGTCCTTTAAGGGTATTCCTACTCTTAGCATCAACACATAACTTTAACCGATAATTAAGACTGTTATCGCTACCAATGTCACAAGTGAACATATAAAAAACATAAATGTCGTTATCAGGAATATGCCCATCATACACCTTTTGAAACGTGGTGTTAAAACTGCCCGTTTTAATGATTGGAAGGTGTACATTACTCCCAAGCTCCTTTGCGTTGATCCTTAATACTTTGTAAATAGCTACAAATTCAGCCTCTGATTCCTCAGCTAACTTAATCTTTGTTATGCTGCTAGTCTTATTAAATTCTGCTATTCTGAACTTAATATACTCAAAAGCTCCATAGAAGTCTAAACTTCTTGTGACGTCTGCTGCTATAAAACCACCAAATGGTTTAAACATTTTTGTTGTAGCGGTAAGTAATCCACCATGTTCACCATGGTAGTCAACCAAAGCAAACTTATTGTTAATGACAATGGGGAATATATCAATAATATTACTTTCTTCTGTAGATTCAGTAATATCGTCGATACTATCATCGTTGTCTTCTTCTGGAGGCAACTCTGATATCGACACTGTTATGTCAGAATGTGTTACAGGGTTGTTCCTAACTACCGCAGTATTAACAGCCGTAGTCGCTATTTTTGTATTACCATTTAAAATGGCATTTTCAAAACTGCTAACCAAAGCATCTCTTTCTGCTTTTTGTGCATCATCGTTAACGGCAAGCTTACCACGACTAGTTCCTACTGGTTTTATATCCGCAGCTAAACCCAATCTTGTAGCTTCTCTAACATTGCCTACTATAAAGACACTATGCGCGTTAAGCTTAGCAATCTGACTATTTAAGTACTTAAAACAGTTCAGTAACTTAACTTCAACTTTTTTAACGGGTCGACTGGGGTCAATGACCAGTTTATTACCTTCTTTGTACGTATTAACGTCAATTCCAGTAATTTTACCAGATCCATACTGTGTAAGAACAAATTTACCGTTAAGCGCGTTTTTATTACCGCGAAGTTTATTTAACTCCGCTTTATTAAGAATCAAATATTCAGAAAGTTTAGTTAGACCGAGGTCATGAATGTCCTTCATGCTTTGGTCTGTAACCATCGGTTTAAATGGCATCGCTTTGAATACTGTGGGAGCAGGAATTTGTTTAATATCATGCTCTTTTGCTTCCGATGTCGCTTTTCTAGCTGTATCGATGTCTATTTGCTGCATAGCCAATAACTGGTTGTATGCGTCAAAATATTCAGTAGCACTATCTGCGTTATAAGCATCCATAGTGCAGAAGTTTTCTACTGTCATCTTAATCGGCGCTAGACTAAAATTCCGCAGACCTGCGAAATTTGGATTACGGTGCTCACTAAGTTTATTAGTTTCAACCGACTTGGCAATTAGCCGCATCATCTTAGGAATTTCTAAAGAAGGTGTGGTAATAAGCCAGTCAATGTTAATACACGGTCTAGGTTCTTTAGATTTTTTATCTGGTCTAAATATACGGCTCGCTGTTTGGTCAACTTCACCTGGAGTCCAAGGTGTCTCTACACGTATTATACGTGTTGCTATTTGTAAGTTATGACCTACTTGAATTTTCTTTTCATTAGCGATTAGGACTAAAACATTTGAAGTCGGGTTAGAAAAATCAGCTAACGCTTGTTCTACTTCATCGCCAGAATGAATATACTTACGAACTTGATTAGGGTTTAGTAAGGCGGAATCCATTAGCTTATGTAAAGCGTTTTCAAGAATTTCAGCAGTTCGAGTGTAACTGCACACGAAAATAATACGACCCGGAGCTAGTTCTTTATACCAACGCTTTGAATCTTTGTCTGGAGTAGTGCTAGATACAAATTTAGACGCTATAGTTTCACCATCTGCATAAATACGCTTAGCAATATAAACAGTGTCGTTGTACATAACACGGTCATAGATCTTATAAGTAGTCCTAGCTTTCCAAGGGTTAGGCTTCTTTAAGTGTTCAGTGACAAGTTCAATGCACTTATGAATTTTCGGTGAAAAATAATTATTAGTACTAAGCGATATATCGTCACGGTTATCCTTGATGTTCTTAATAGCTTGGGATATCTTTAATAAGGTTTCATACTTACTATCTATTCTCACCATCTCGTTAGCCAAACGATTCTTCTTATCGTCAGCTTTACCGCGTGAGTTTTTAATATAGGTAGTCGTTACCTCTATTTCTTTTTGCTTGCTGAAATTCAGGTCTTCTTCTGTCTGAAACAGACCGCCATCTTCTGGAGCAGCGAATAACGTCTTGTCATTAAACGGATCGACAATGGCTTGTTCCAGACGTTGTAACCAGTATTTTAGAATTTCAGCAGAAATACCTAACAGCTCGTCACCACTGTCTTTTATGCCAAAAGTCTGATCTGTTGGGTCATCGTCAGAACCAGCAGTCTCTCCACTCGGTTTAGGGGCAAGACCTAGTGCGTACCGGAAATTTTCAGTAGCCCTGCCTAAAATAGCTTCGTACAAGTCTTTATGTAAACCGCCTAAAACTGTATCAACATCCGCTAAGGGTGTTATGCTTAACGACGTTAATAGTTCAGGGTATAAATGCGCCCAGTCTCGACGTCGTGCAGTAATCAAGCTAGTAAACCCGGAAAGAATACCCATTATACGGTCAACAGCGTCATCCCGCATAACATCGGTTGGTTTACCCTTGACCGTTTTATAGAACTGCGACTTAAATTCCTTTTCTGTTTTGAAAATATTGGCTCCAAAAATACTGGATTGCCCTAGAATGTCCGCAGCCGTATTAGGTATTAAAGTACCTGTAGCTAGTCTAACATATTCAACATTGCTTCCAGAAGATAGCAGCTTACTGGTTAAGTGGCGTCCTGACTCGTCGTTTTTAAGAAAATGCGATTCGTCAAACACCAAATAATTGAACCCCAATTTCTTAAGGAACTCAATAGCACCGTAAACAGGAGTTACTCGAGTACCTACTGACATATTAAAGCGGTTGGTCTTAATAAAGTCATAACCAGTTACATAGATGGTATTAGGTGGTGGAGGATTACTAGGGTCGTCTAATAACTTTCCAAGTTTATCTTGGCCCCAAGCACCGTCAGTCCCAGATCGATTAAACACAGTCGATGAAATAGGAACCACATTCCAAGTTTTACCTAGAAATGCCGTCGCTTCATTACAGACTGACTTAATAAGGTTATCAGGACAAACCACTAAAGGTTTAAACTTTAGTTGTGGTGCGCTGTTATCCTTAGCATTTTTAGCATTAATGGTACGTATTTCTTCAGCCATCCATCCGATTTCACTAATATACGTAGCAGTCTTACCGCCACCAGCGCTTATGTCTAAAATAGCCCTAGCTGGTTTATTGTGTAAACGTGAAATAGCTCGAAACTGGTGAGGCATCAAGCTAAAACCTTTCTCATTTACATTAGGAATTGTAACGTCATCCTCAGTAATATCACTTTGTGACCTAGCAGCATCAACTTCTATAGTCGCTTCTGCAAATATAGCATCGCTATTGTACACATACTGTGCCATCATGACGCAAAATGGGTATATTGTTTTACTTAAAGTGTCAAACGTAGGACGGTAAATAGTCTCGACACCGATCCCATTAGATTGTTCTTTGACTTGTTTACGGTACTCGGTAAGTAACTTATATTCATCTTTATTAAGTGAGAATACCAGTTTCTTGTCTAGAGCCAAAAACTGATTTATAGCAGTCAAAATAACAGCACCGCCAAAAAACTTAAACAGCTTCTTATAGTCAGAGAGCGGAGCTCCTTTATTTATTCTATACTCTGATATGTCTAACCCTATTTTTGCCATATTATTCAGAATAGCGTGGTTATCCGTACCAATAGCCTCTTTAGCAGCGAGATCAAGAAGGTCAAACAACGCCTGTTGTGTGACATAGACTTTATCAGCTCTATCATTAGCTTTAACCTTGAAGTTATTATCAAGGTGCGCATAATATAAATTCTGTGTTTTCCTAGTCAGCCAGTCTTGTGGGGTATCCTTTTCTGAAAAAGCACTAAGTGTATTCCACGGTTTGGACATTTTCTTAGTTATTTCTACAAGTTCTTTAAACGGTTTTAACTGCCCTGTCATTACAAAGTAACAGTAAGCGTTTAAAAATTCTTGAAACGGCGAAGTTTTAGCAATATTACTTAAACTAGTGTCTGACTTAAAGTTTGTTGACGTACCTTGTGCAGTTGGACTTTCGCTTACTGTGCTTTTAGGGAACAATAAACTGTAGGACATACTTGCGTCTTTGCGGTTGTCCAACTCAATTTCATTACCATGCTCATCAACTGTTTTATATTTTCCAAAGGGAAAGCCTAAATAGTCAGCGATGTCGATAACGTTTGGAGGTGACGATAAATGCAGGCTAGTGAAATCGACAAAGCCAGACTCCTCCCAGGAACTAGCTTTACAAATAACATTGGTATTCCAGCTACTCGTTAACAAAGCTCCTTTCATATGAGTGAGAATGTTGCCAAACCCGCGCTTTTTTTCCAACGTCGAAACAATATCGATTGTGCTAGTAGAATTTGGATCATTGTCTGGTAGAATCAAAGTGTTATTATAGTCCATGTAACCCATTGTTCTACTATTACTAGAATCAAGACCAGCTCCAGTAAACGGACAACCTAAAGAAAACAAATGGTTTAAATAAGCATCAGCATACTTGGTGAATACTACTGAGTTAGTATCTGCACCTGTTTCTTCACTTTCTTTTGGACAGTAATTAAGCCTTCCTTCTTCGTTTACAAAAATTCCATCTTCGTTGTTCTTACCTTCCTCATGGTAGAACCCATGCTTAGCACGGAGGTCTTTTAACTCTTTAGCTTTAGTTAATGGGAAGACAAATAGCGGTATTCTTTCTGCTTCCAAAGTATCCTTTTTCTTAATAGCTGATTTGATCCAAGTAGAAATCCAAGCGTTAAGGTCAAACATGGAAACAGTAGGGGACTGCGATATAAAAGCAGCAATATCGTTAGGTATTCTAATAGAAAACGATACAGATACAACAGGTTGCAATAACAAAGCAGCAGTCTGTAAATATTTATCGTTCTTAATAGATTGCTTTAATGTTTCTGTAATCATTCCAGGAGTTTTAATAGCTTCAGGATCAGACATTAAAGTGTTAAGCTTATTTACATAAAACTGTGCTATAGTTGGGTCTGGTTCCCGGTACACCATAACATTAACATAATCACTTAAGTTAAATGATCCAGACTTAGGTGCTGGAATATTGAACTTTACTGGGCTTATTAACTGTCCAAGAGAAATAGCTTTATTTTTCCCGTCAGACCCTGTAACCTTAATATATTGCTTATTCAACATGCTAATAAAGTCGTACTCTAACGGAAAATTCTTGCTAATACGCTTATGGGCTTTTACTTGAATTTTAACTAAATCTGGTGTACCTGATGTAACAAACCCTTGGCCGAATAAACGACATAATAAAGTCAAAGCAGTACTCTGACAGGCAGTTACCAAAGGTATAGAAGGATGACCTTTAGGGATACTCTGTAAGTCTATAGATTTTCCAGAGCTATTAATGGAAAAAGTCGATAGGTTTGTCAACCTTTTAGCTTCTGTTGTTCTTACTTCAATAACTGAACCGTTTTCATCTTGGAAGTTATGCTGTAAGCTCATAGTCGATGATTCAGTAGAATTTCTTGGCGGTAAACCACAGAATTCTACTACCCACGATTTAGTAGCTGGGTCATACTTAATAACATGGTTATTCCCTGACCCCATATTTTCACAAAACCCAGTTAACAAATCCTCCATTATTTTTTCGTCAGCGAAGTTATTGTCAAAAGCACCTATAGATGCATTTAAAGTTTCTTCTATGTCTTCGACAGTTAACGGTGTACTTGAATTTACTGCGTTGGCACAAACGGCTCTAAGCGCGGTAAATGTCTTGTTAATACCGCCACTTATCGAAGCGAGATATATAGGCAGTGTTTCTTTGTAAAAACCAGAGTATTCTTGCTTAGCGTCTTTATATGATACATTATAGTTTTGTAATGTAGACCGTTTTAGCAGCAGCAGGTCACGGTAAATAGACGAATCTGCATCGCTTATTTTAACCGTAGCCATAGCTTTCAACATAGGCGACTTAGATATATGTTTATCTACAGTCCAGCCTAGTTTTTTGTTTATTATTGCTGTAGCATTTTGGCTGGCGATGGAGTCATCATCACCATCGTCATCAGTAAGCAATTCTTGTGTTTTATTAGTGGAATCTTCTGGCTCAGCGGGTTGTGTCTGTTGTGCTTTAGGAACTAATGCAGAATTCTTTTTTAGAGCATTGGGGTTAACACGTTTTGCAGATAACGAGTCAAATAAAATTTCATTAACAGAGCTTTGCGCTTCTTCATGGTCATATAACATAGCTTACGACTCCAAATTTGTTCGACATTAAATATTTTAAGATGTTTACTGTGACGCCTGTTTAGACAGATGTCCGCCAGCGTTATATACAGATACCCAAAGTGAACAAGGGTCGTAGCCATTAGACCTAACATAAGATATAAGGCTAGTGCAAACAATTAATCTTGCCCAGTCTTTTTCTATGTTAATAAGGAAGTCATAATTATACCCTTCTTGTAGATCGTGCGGAGACTGTCCAGAATCTTCGTACACTCTCACAAGCGACTTCATATACTTACTTAAATCGTCCCTGTCGAGTGAGTTAATAAGTAGTACTTGTTCTGTTGAAGTGTAGTTTAGCCCGCTTTTACTTTGCATTTTATGTTCTCATTCAAGATCATTGAGGATAGAAGTGACTTAACCATACTTTTTTAACTTTTTGTGTAATGTAAAGTTTAGAAGTGTTCGCTGAAAATAAAGCACACTCCATAGCCACATTGTAGCGAAAAACTATTGTGTTGTCGACAGACTTAGCAGCATCTAGACTAATACCTGACCAATCAAACAAGGATAGCCACAAAGCTGAACAGGAATTATGATTTCCAACCAAGCGATCAGCACTTACCGGCTTAGGCGGAAAGAGGAGTAACTTGGGGGGAGAGTTTCCATACAAACCACCACGTAAAGCAGCAAGAATCTGGTATAATATACTAGTTTTTCTAGCCTTATAGGCTATGGTTCCTGTGACTCTAAAGTAGCTGGCAGCGTTAAGTTCAGTGTCAATTGACCCTACATCAATATTAGTAATTCTGTGCTTTACAAATTGTAATTTTCTAGGCAATAGACTTCTAATCAACAAATTGTTAAGCATAGAAGCTTGTTTACTCGCTATGTCATTTAACATAGCCATAGGAGTGTCTAGTACATTAAAGGACTGCGACCTTGAAAATACTCTATACCCCAGCTTATTCATATATAAACAAAAGCATACAAGAAAATTTAACAAAGTTTGTTTACTGTTATTTGCTATCAATACTGGATTACGTTTTTCGAGTAGAAACCAGTTCCAGTACTGAATAATGTCATCTCTAAATGCACTGGGCAGTGAGTCTAGAGTAACCACAGAGTCAGTAGCTACTCCAAACTTACGTAAGAATGTCGATAAGGTTGTTTGGTTGATTAGCGTTTTTCTGCGCGTTCCCATGACTCACACCTCCCTACTTATTCAAGTCAATCCTGAATATTACCTAAGTTTCTTAGCCAGATGTTCATGTCCGGGCATTTTTGAATGACAAACAGAACATAATGTCTTTAAATTAAGCTGGGAGTTATTTCCTCCCTTGCTAACGGGTATTATGTGGTGAACCTCAAGCCCAAAAGTAGCGCCGCAAATTACACAAGAAAAACCGTCACGTTTTCTTACCTGATAAGAAATAGTTGACCAATCATCCGTGTAAGGGTTGACCCTACGAATCTTAGAGACTACTTTAGCCCGTACTGTTTTAGAAGTAGTTTTTCTGGCATTTAAACCAAACTTAGCTGGTGTAAAGCGCTTCTGCATAGTAATAACCTTTATTAGTCAACCAGTACTTCAGTGATTCTATCGGACATCTTTACATACTGATCTTGAAGTAATAAACCTGAATCGCGCATCATTTCATCGACTCGACGGATGCCATACTGAACTTGGTCATCGCGAGCAATTTCACGTATAAGCAGTCTAATGTGATAAAACATGTCCACAAACGACTGTGCGATATTAGAAATCGACGGTTGCACGACTCTTGTCACTATGTTTTCCGCATGGTTACTCATGTCTGATATAGACCTAATGTCGGCTATTACTTCTCTAAGCTGAGAATACATAGTCATTAGGGCGTAGACTTCTTTGGTACTATTTCCTTCTATATAACGATCTTCACTTATGCGAATCATTGTACGCAAAGTTTCAAATAAATGTAAGTATTCGTCTAGATAGTCTTTTTCATCAGGCGAAGCAGTAGGAATAGTTAAATTCGACATTTGACCAATTACTCTTGTCTGCATAGCTTTGGTTTTCTCCATAGCTTTTACAGGATCGCGCTTTTTAACAGAGTTTTTACTCGACTTAGAGGTTGTAGACATTCCTGTTCCAAAACTGTTTAGCTTATAGTTATTTGCGTCTTTTTCATGTCCTGTTCTAGTCCCACCAGCTTTTGAATGCGGTCTTTCCATATTCAGCTTAGCTGGTTTTTTAGGGTTAGGTGTAGATGTTTTGGCTCTTACTGATGCAGCAGACTTAACGACGGACTTCACAGTATTTGACTCCTATTTTTAAATTTGTGGTCTATTGCAAGCTTATCGATGAAGCTATACTCCAGCGTAACAGCCTATATCGCAGCACAAAAAAATCCTCGATTTTGAATAAACCATACCGCAGCATTAATCACACGGAGTAGTTACAATCAAAATCGAGGAAATTTGGCAAAATATAAAACTGTCGGCACCGAGTTTATCGCACTTCAGCAAACACTCTTAGGAGTTAATCTACTCAAAGCTTAAACCAATGCTAGACTCCACCTGAACTTTTCGGCAGTTTCATACATCCAAGAAAATAAAATCTTTGAGCTTACTACACTAAATTAACCATAAAAGCGCGAACGAATCCGCTGTTCAAACTGCGCAAAATAATCAGCATTGCGCGAGAACAGTGTTCTATAATACGCCAAAATATCCTCAAGCGACACGTTAGACCGCAAACTTGACGCTGTAGATGTCAAAGCTGACTGGTCACCATCAGCTGAAGCAGCCATTTTAAGGCTCTGTGTGTCATCAGACGAACAAATTGACAACAACATATTACGGTCTACAATTTCATAGTTGTCTTTACCACGTCCTTGAATAACAACTTCACGTTGCAGCTTACCATCTTTGTCCTGAACTGTCGTAACAACAAAACCCGTAGAAAAACCAGAAGTTACTGTACTATCAGCATTGTTGGACTTCGACACATACGCAACATAATCACCCCCTTCCACTTTACATCTAAATTCCGCATCAGGTGAGTTCTGGTGGTAATCAAAACGGCTACTATTAGCGGACGACATAGAACTAAGTAGTTCTTCCAGGACTTTTTCGTCATCATAAGCAGTAGTCTTAACCCAAAGCTTACCACCATCAGTCTCTTTCAGCGTCCACATATTCTTTTCTTCGTCCATAAACATATTGGACGAAATAGCTCGGAACTTACTTTCCATTTCTGGGTTATATGCGATAACCTGTTGGTTACAGGCCATCATACCAATAAGGTCTTCAGATACTGTAGTTTGGTTTGTAGACATCCAAGTACCAGGTACTGGAGTTGCCTTATGGTCAAGAGCATTAGCAATAGCCGAGAATACTATATCCTTATTATTTCTAGATTCACCACGATGTGTCACAGAAACAACTACTCGAGCATAACCAGGATCAGCTTTTGAATAAGAACGAACAATAGTCATAGGAAGATTGTGTCCAACCGTATCCGCAGCAGCTGAAGCTTTAAAACCAGGACGATACTGTAACATGAGTATAACCTCTTTAAAAGTTTAAAAGTACCAAAACAGCGTTCAAAAAACACCCCGTCTAATGGGGAAATTAGGGATAATCCGTGACCCGGCAGACACACCACCACCACAAGCTGCACGAGATAACGGGTTATTTGTTAAAATCAAGCGGCCAAAAGATCTACCAAACGACAAAGCTCCCTTAATGTTACCGTCACCCCCGGTCACTCCAGACTTGATCAGGGTTTTCTTAAAAGGTTTTACTGTACTATCTATTAAACCTTCAAGTCTTCCGATTGCACTTTCTATTGCTTGTGTTCTATCTACATTTAAAGTTACTGACTGGCCGCTAAAATCAAACGCTGTGGCACCTTCAGCTTGAACTTGTGCTGTCAGAATATAATAACTGGAGCACAATAACCAACAATCTAACAATGACCCTGCCATCGCCTTGCCCGTAAAACCAGTTATTTGAGGCGGGTAAGAGTTAAACAAAGACAATCCACGTTCTAAATACAACAGCATGTCTGACATTCTGTAGTCAAGTTCTGGAATTATATTTTTTATACGAGCTTTATTTATATACTCTTCCAGAGCCATAGTAGCTGATATTATACTAGGGTTTACTACAAAAAGCCAAGATGCTGCCCGATTACTTACTGCATTGCTGCTAACACCAGATGTTAGTAACACTAACGGTTTTAACTCTGCTTCTAAATTTAAACTTTCTACATTAAGGTATAAGCTTGAACCATGCTGATTTGTTGCTGTTATGTCATACTCTTGTTCAGGAGTCCCATTCTTGTCCCAAGTAAATATTAGGTCATTGTCCCGATACAAATTAAGCTTAAACTTATTAGGGTTTACTTCAAAAGGGAAAGTTGCAGCAAAACCATCATCACTATCTAAAATAACCCATTCTGAATCCCTTGTTTCAGAAGGGGATACCAGTACCGTATCCCTAATATTATGTATGTCCCCATTAGAATCTTTAAAATACCATAATAAGTAAAGTTCTAATGGGCTTGAAATTTGTAATACAGGTACAGTTATTGTAGCTAACCACTCGCCGGGTATAGTTCCTGGCATAGCTGTTACTTTAAATATAATGTCGCGTTGGTCATCAAATAAAGCGACAATGATAGGTTCAGTAGTATCGGGTAACAGCGGAGAGCTGAGTGACGATACAAACATTTCTTTTACTATTAAGCTTGATCCCACTGTACAGCGATACATAGTCAATCACCAATATCGTCACTAGGTTTAACAGAAATCAGATCCTTCCAAGAGATTAGTGGTTCGCCTATAGGATTAATGTTATTCGTTAAGTTTATAATGATGTTTTGGGTATAACTAGGGTTAACTCTTGCTATTAAACCACTAAGTTGATTCTTAAAAGAGTTAACACTGTATAAACTGGCTAGTTGTCTATACAAATAATTTAGCTTGTCAGGTTGAAGTGATTCCCTGCCATCTAATAACCACACTAACAAGTCTTTGTCCATTTTAACGAATAAAGGTAAAATTGTAAGGACTTTGTACCAGTTTTTATAATAAGTATCATACTTATGTGGTCTAGGCATACCTTGGTACTCGGGGTAATACTCAGCCATAATATAAAGTCGGCTATTGTTTTCTTCTGTATTGTCAACCAAGCTATAAGTTTGGTGTTCAAAATCTTCAAGAAACTCACTTCTAAGTGTAATGTTAGACAGTCTATCTATTCTTTTATCTGTTGACTCTATACTAGGTTTTTCCAATATAGACTGAAGCATAAGCAGCGACCACTTAATATTTCTAGCCAAATTCGTGTTTTTGCTTAAATAAGTCAAAGCCATATTAGAGAAAGCTTGGTCACAATAAAAACAAAGTATATGAAACAGCACACGGTCAGTACAAATAAAATTAAATATAAGTGCTGGTTGGCGGTTTATAATATCGCGGCAATAAACCCAGTTAGCATAAGGTTCGGCTGTTATAACGTCATATACTGACTTGTCTTTAATAACAAAGTATAAATAAGCTATATTGACACTATCAACACCCATAATAGTATCAGTAAACATGTCAGTTGTGAGTCTGTCGCTGTTTAAAACAGGTGTGAATAACCTGCCCGATAAAATAGCATAGATCGACAAGTTTAGTACACAATATAAGTACCTTAAGTGTTCTATCTGCAATGACTTAGTTAGCTCGCAGCTGTTTACTTGCTCAATAGTTAGGTTAATAGTTATGAACTTTTCAGTGAATTTTTCCTGTGTATTTTCATTAAAAAACTCAACTTGCCAATAATATGCTCTTTGCGTCAAATACATATTAACTGGTTGGCTTACTATATTAGACTCGTCTGTTAAATATGAGTGTACTTGCAAAGAAAACGTAACGCAAAGTTTAGTACCGGATTGTAGTACAGACTCAGGTGGCGTAAATTTTCCCATTCTTGTATTTGAATATGGACTGTATAAACTAACAGCAAATATTTGTTTCTTATGAACAAAACCTTTTTTAACTCGAAGCAAAGTATACAAGCAATCCCATATAAACAGGTAACTTTTGTTAATATGTGACTTTTCTTTTAAAATATACGGCATTAACGTATTAGGATGCCAGCGTACTATATCTATAGGCGGCTGTTCAGGCAGAGTAATAGACTCTGATGTGAATTGTTCTATATTGTCGGTATCTGTAAGATCCATAGTTTTGAATCCTGTGCTATTTTTGTACTACACTAAGAATCTTGTTAGCTTTTCTTGTGAAGTTTGAACTGTCTGCTACTTTTAATGTATTAGCCAGAAATATAAGCCTATCCTTTAACATATCTAAGTTTATGTTCTGCTCTGTACCGTGGTTAATATTTAAAATCGGTATTAGGTTTAAGTCTATGAATATAGTGTTGTTATTCTGCTTAACGTTGACAAAAGGGTTCTTGTATAGATTCTTATGTGTATCGTTAATAAATATAAGACTAGACAGTAACTGCAACCACTTGTTTATAATTGTTAATGTTGATTGTTTTGTAGTTTTGTCATTTAAGACTAACTTAAGTGTTAGATTTGTGTTTAACCAGCCGATAGTCGATGTTGCTATATTACTGTCAATGGCTGAAAAATACTGTGTATGTAAGTCTAAAGGCATATACCCTGATAGTAAACATAAAGACAACACAGCTTGTTTTATTTGAAATGGGCTTGAACTCTGAGAAACACTATAAGATAGTGAACAAGATTGACTTCCAGCCGGGTATTTAAAAAACGAAACACCCAAAGTATAGGTATCTGGATCAGTATTTTGGCTACATAGTATAAAAAAGTCATCCGGTTTATAGCTGTAAGCGGAAATAGGGTCACAAGACACATAACAATAAAGCAGACCATCTGAATAACCATAGTTTGCTTTTATAGTAGTGCTTGGAAATAGACTTTGTACTTGCTGTTCTAATACCGTAAAAAAGCTATAAGTACTTGAGTACTGGTCATTAGTTACCAGCATATTATGTGCAAGTTTAGATATAACAGCTGTTAGTTTAGACTGTGTAGTTAAGCACTTTATTCTAGTCTTATCTATTTCACCGCTTAGCTTGTCTTTTCTATCCGAGACTGGAAAACTAACTAGAACTACTAATAGCAAACGCAGTTCCTCGTCCATAAAAGTAAGAGACACCATACTCTTTTCAAAGCTGGACAGTGGTGTCTTGTGCGCTTTAGTTATATTATCTAGTATAGAAATAAGAGTTTTAATAATACGGTTGTGGTGATAGCCTATCTCTCTAACAGACCTTGCTCTGCGAATGTTGTCTAAATGTTCTTCATGTGTACAAGAGTTCTGCGAAGTTTTAAGCTGAGTTAAATTCATCGATAAAAAACCTTATTGTGTGAGTTTTAGTCAAGGTGAACTACTACATTAGCTTGAATTCACAGATTTTGGACAAACAAAAACGCTCCCTTGTGAGGAGCGTATTGTTTAAAACCTAATCAATAAATTGTGATTCTTTATTTAGGGTATTCTTGGCATACTTAGCCTGACGACGCTTGTTGCGAGCAACCAGCTTATTCAAACCACCAAGACGTCCTGCACGAATCTTCGCAGTCTTAGTAGCTTTCTTGGTGTAACCCTTAACAGACACACCAACTCCACTCATAGAGTTATTAGCAAACTGCTTACGCTTAGCGATAGCAGCATTCAGACCACCCAAGCGTCCAGCCTTGACCTTAGACTTGCGATTGTTCTTCGGAGCCATTGGGATTACAGAGGCGGATGGAGCACCACCAGGCGTCTTATTCGACTTCGGAGGAGCCGTACCTGCACCCTTCTTAGGAGTGATCTTATTGATACCGATACCAGCAGCTCCGGCACCAGCAGCACCCGGCTTACGACCACGCTTCCGGCCTCCATGATTCCGTCCAGCCAGCTTACGCAGACCGGTCAAGTCACGACGAGCATCCTGAATCACACGAACCGCTTGGTTCTTGGAAGACGTCAGAATCGCAGCAGCTTTCGCTTTTGCAGCAGCAATCTTGGTCGGGCTACCAGTCTTATTCGCAGCAGCGATGATCTTGTTGGCGCGAATAATGCTCTGACCTACGATCTCATGAGCACGGTCTTTAGCACTCATCTGCATACGCTTACGATTGCCAGAATAAATCCGCTTGGAACCCGTCGTCAGAGCCTTCAAAGTCCGAGCGTCTTTCTTGCCGAGTTTACCCTTGGTCTTCAGCTTACGCTTCAGCGCATTAGCTTTACGACGCAGGGCAGTCGACTTCTTGAACAGACCATGCTTAGCACCCGGCTTGTTCGGACGACCCTTACGCTTACCAGCGCGGAACTTGGCACGAACCAAGTCGAACTTCTTATCACGAGAATTCCGACGCTTCTTGTACATCATGTAGGCTTTACGAGCCTTCATTTTCTCAGCAGCAGACAGACGCTTGTGACGAATCTTACGCTTGCCAACTTTTTGCGTAACGGAGTTCAATTTACGTTTAATAGCCATGTTATATCTCCAAATTACAATGTATATGTACGGAATCGCTTAAGACTTGTAGTTATTAGCCTTGGGCTGCTTTCTTAGCTTTGTATCGCTTATAGAGCTTATGTGCTCCGTAAGCCATACCTGCTACTGCGGCTCCAGCTGCTCCAATCTTACCAGCTTTCTTCCAGTTTACACCTTCCTTAGCAGCTGTTGTTAAACTCTGCGCAGTACCAGACATAGCTGAACTACCCTGCTTAACCTTCTTAACTCGATTTCTCGTTAAGTCAAGCTTACTCTTTGCT